TGGGGAGATGGTTGCGATGATGATCTTGATGGTGATGGTATATTAAATATAAATGACGGATGTCCTACTCAATGGGGGCATACATGCACAGAATTATTTATAGAAAACAATAACAGTAATATTACAAATTACAGTGAAGATAAAATAGAATTAAACGAACAAAAAAAATTAGTTATTAGTGATAATAAAGAAAGTTGTGATCAAAAGCAAGGAAACAATTTTTTATGGGTATTTTTAGTGGTCATGATCTCTTTGTTTTTTGCAAGGTAACAACGCCAGAATTGACGAAGCGCAACCTATGAAACGTAAAACAGACAATAGATTAGGAATTATAAATAGCGGCAGTTATAAAGGTTCAGCATGTTTAATAATAGATGAATATACATATGTAAACACAGATAGACTTAAATGGTTTAGGATATTGTTAAACAATAACATTTTAGTTATGCCAAATAAAAATATAACGTTTTTGTAAATTTTGATCATGATGTATATAATTAGCTCATAAATTAAGAGGTAAATACCATGAACAATGAATATGAAAACGCACCAATTTATTTAGCTATAATATACTTTATAGCATTTACTATACCCGGAATTTGTCAATATTTAACGTAAGGAAAGGAAACAATGACAACTACAGCATTTTCAGAAATAGACTATTCACAATTTAGTTCAAGCACAGACGAAAGAGTTAAATACTTTTTGAATGATCTAAGAGACTTGTTAGATAAACACAAAGTAAAGCTTTATAGCCATGAATGCGAAGTTTATATAGAAGGACAAGGTTATGTAGGCTATCTAGAAGACAATGTAGAGACTGTTGATATTGTAGAAGGCGAAGAAACACTTTATTCTTCACAGAAATCTATTACTATCAATCAATAATTTATTGCTTTTTTTAGATATAAAAAAACCAGCAAGAAGCTGGTTTTTAAATTTTACTTTTTTTGTTTCTTTTTACTTGAAACTAATTTTATTTTCTTTAACATCTTCTTTTAAAGGCATTGTAATTTTAAGAACACCGTTTTCAAGCTCAGCAAAAGAAGACTTGATATCAATTTCTTTTCTTAAAGGTAAAGAAATATTAATAGGCGTAAAATAAGGTAATCCTTTTGTTTCTCCAACTGACTTTATACTTAGCTTTCTATCTTTAAAAGTAATATTTAGATGATCTTTAGTGATGCTAGGTGCAATACAGTCAAAAACGATAGAACCATCTACTTCTTTTAGTGAATATGAAGAAGTGTTTGCTGAAGACGTAAGACTTAAAACGTCGTTTGTAAGAGCATCAATTGCTCTGCTATAATCTTTATAAGTGCAATGATTAACTGGAAAATCTCCAAAAACTGTACGGAACATTAATTTTTTCTCCTAAAATGTTGTTATATATAATTTAAACACCAAATTTAAATTGGTAACCCTTTCGAGTCATTTTTTTTATAATTTTTTACTAAAGTATTTAAATCAACTAAGTCAATGTTGCCTCCCCAACTTTCGACCAAGCTCTTGATTTCTGTATAAGACATCTTGTTTTTTTCAATAATGTCACATAACTCTTCTTTGTACTCCTTTACATTGTCAAAAATATAAATCTTTGTTTTATTTGCAACTTCAAACGTATTGTTTGAGTCATTAACAGTAATCAATAAAGTGGACATAATACACCTCCTTATGTTAAATATAAGAATTTATATTACTCGTTTAACAATATCTTTATATCTAATAAGAATTAATTCATATTCATATAAAATTTCACAAAATTGCTCTTCAATATTTCTAGTAAGCAACGTTTCATCTATAAAACAAAGATATACACCTTTTTTTAAATAAATAGCTTTTATTTTTTTTGTTGGGTTTTTAATACTATATCCAGACACAGAATTAGCTTCTTTAATATGAATTAAGAAGTAAGAAGCTATTCTACTCAAAACTGTTATGTCCTTCTTGTATGAAGATCTGCAATTGATGATGCAACAAAAGATTGGGGCTTTGTTTTAACGTTAAAACCACAACCTGATATATATCCTTTAATCATGTTTTTGTATCTAGAAGACAAATGGCTTGAACTTTCATTAACGTCTGCGTGAATCTCAATGTTTGCTGTTCTAAATTTTTTTTTAATATCTAGCGCAATTTTAATAGAGTCTTCAGTTTCTTTAAGAAGTCTACATGATAAGTCTAGATAGATATCGTCTTTAATCTTTTCTCTTATATAAAAATAACGTCTATCATAAAATTCAGAATTTAAAACGCAGATTGCACTAGTAAAGATAAAGTTGTAACCTAGCTTGACGCTATCAGTACCTACTATGATTTTATGATCTTTACTTTTAGACACAGTTTCTAGTATTTGAAACATATCTTTAGTAGATATAAATTCTCTTTTACCAGTCTTCCAGTAGTCTTTCATTATTAAACTCTCATTATCTACCTAATGTTTTTGCTTCACTTATATTACCAATAAATTGGTAAGCACCTTTATTAAATAGGGGAGCAACACATTTAGATTTTCTTATTGCTTCTTTTCTTGCAAATTTATCACCACAATTAATGCAAGTTTTATATCCTAAATCTTTCCTTTTGTTAGGGTATTCTTCACTACAAACATTACAATAAGCCATGTTAACCTCGCTGATAGTATTTGAGTGTTCCACAAATCTTTCTATAATAATCTTTACTACTTAATCCAGAAGCAGCAACTTCTTCTGTCCAATCCTTATACATTGCATAACCAAGTTCAGTTAACTCTTCTTCAGTAGCAGGATATTGAACTGGGTCATCAAAACCATCATTTGGTTTTTTCCACTGTCCTTTGCTTTTTTCATTTGTTTTATATAGTTTTAGAGCTTTAGGCGTATTAGAAAGCATATTAGCGTTAAGAAGTGTTTCAGGCTTTAAGGTAACTTCTAGCTTATTGTTTTCTTTGTCGATAATGTTACATACACAAACAAAGTTTTTCCTGCCAGATGTTTTAATAAACTTTATAAAAGCTTTTTCGTGAAACTTAAAAGCTTTTATAAGACTTATTGCTTTTTTAGCAGAATACCTTTTTTCATTAATTGCAACAGTTATTTTATCTAATACGTGCTGAAACTCTCTAGTGTCTGTATGGAAATATATCCATTTATGTTTAACACCATTAAATTTTTCTTTTATTTTGTCTTTCATGGCTTCCTTTTTTATTAATATAAGACAAAATTAATTTTAATGCACGTTTAATCATCATCAAAAACTACAGACTCAACTTCAAATCCGTATGTATATTCAAGATATTCAATGATATCTTCTTCTTGCGCATCACTATCAATGTCATCTTCGTTTATTTTTAAAGACTTAGGCAGCACTGCAATTTTTCGTGATTCTTCATAATCACAGTCCTCAAAGTCTGTTCCTTCAAACGACCAAATAATTTTTCTAACTTTAATCATATCAAAACTCCTATTTTGAGTTTATATATAACATATAATTTAAATTTGTTTTTACTTTTTTAGAGAATTAATTTTACGAGTAATATACCACACAGCTTTTTCTAAGTCTTCTACTGTCTTATTAGGATTTTTTTTGCCTGCTCTTCCAATGTATTTGACTGCATTGCCTAGATCAAAATCAAGTTTCCATGCATCAATTACATCAATGACTTCAAATCCAGAATCCTTCATATAGTGACTAGGATGATCTACGTTTGATTTTTCTTTAATTTTTGATTTGTTACATTTACACATAATTCCTGCTGTGCAGGTAGAACATCTTTTACATTGCTGCATACATTATCCTTCTACTAATATATCTTTTAAAGTTTGAATCCCTAAGTCTTTTAGATCTTCACTTGAAACTGGGATATTAATTATCTCTTTCTTTACAATTTCTTCTTCTAAAAAGTTACCACTCTCAAGATTTAAATTATGTGGTACACCTTCAAGATTAGAAATATGTTTGTAGTTGTAGTCATTAACTCTTAATTTAATATGATCTTCCAACTTTGAACCCCAAACTCTTAACTGAAATCTCATAATTTTTGATTTGTTATTTACTCCAGAAAATCTCATCCAGGCAATGCCTGTGTCTTCAAAGAGATCAATCATACTTGAACACCTTTTAAAGATATCTGAATTATCTGTACTCGAGTTTATTTCTTCTCTGAGAATTGATTTTATCGAATTCCAAACAGGGTTGTTTTTATTAACTTCTACTTTTGCCCAAGCTCGACCTCTGCCTGAAAAGTCTGCAATGATGCTTGACATATTAGAATGATTTCTATCTAAAGAACCGTCAATTGCTTCGTTAACAATTCTTTTGAGAAGAGTAATATTACAAGTTAAATTTTGATCTTCCATTTCTTTGATTGCATCATTTATAGCAGGAAAAAATA